CAACGTATACTGCATCGAGAAATCAAACGGATCCATCGTTACGGAACCTGGTGCAATAAATTCACCAGTAACACTGCCAAGCCAAGGTAGCTGAGCAACGTCAAGCTGGTTGTACTGCGAATTAACCGGGGCGAACTTAACGTCAACGCCTTCAACTTCGGTAAGACCATGCACCAGCGACTCAATACGCGAACGGAATACCGGAGATGCAAACTCGGTATTATCGTTCAAATACTTATAAATGACGTTCTGAACACGTTCCTTGACGTCGGTAAAGTTATTTCCACGATACAAGGTAATATCCAAGTGACACTGCATTTCGTGTACACTCGGATATACATAATTATGATATCCGCCGCCCAGTGTAACCATGCCACGCTGATTGAGTGCGGTCATCACATTATACAATTCAGAACCGGTTTCAACAAAGTCAAGCGGAGACAACTTAGCTGAATATACCTTATAGTCCATAGGAATTTCGGACGGCATCACAGCCTTCATAATGGCAGTTTTAACATCCTTAGTATTATCGACCTCAGCATTGTCCGTAGGATGACATACAACATTTTTAAACTGTTCGTCAATAGCCTTCTTCACACGCTCAGCCATTGCCCAATGGCCAGAATCAAGACCTTGATCGGACAATTCGCCATAATCATATTGCCACGTGTACATGAGTCCATTGATCTTAAACCCATCCAAGAAGTACTCATTCGATGTAGTCGGATAGTAATTGTTGTCCTTCTTACGATAAAGACTCTTGAGCACGCTAAAACGTACCTGGTTCATGAACTTTACATCAATGCCGCCATTCGGAAGCTTCGTATTCAGAATGTCCTCGCCAAATGCAGTTGCATACTTGACATCGGCGTATCGACGTAAGAAAATCTTGTAACTCATGCGATTCACGAGCTTATCCAAAGAATTAAATATATATGGAGCATCGGCCTTAATCGATTCAATCGACTGGATATCAAGACCGCTGCGGATATCAGTAGTCAATGCGATGTTCAAGTCTTCAATAGTAATATCGCTTTCAGTGCCATCGCCTTGGGTAATAACAATTTTGGAATCACTGGTAGCAAGCACGGTTCCAGCAACATCAAGAAGGTTTCCGCCTTCGCCCATAGTAGAAAAGTACGTCACGTTAATAAGGCCGTACGGAATAGCCGAATTAAGACCATCGCCAAACTTCAGCTGCACATTACCGTCGTTTGCCGTCGTGATTTCAACGGTATAGTTATCTGTATAGTTGTCTTGGCCAGATACAAACTTGTCAATATCGTTAATGACATTTTCCTTAGCAGGGTCAATCAGTCCACGGCGAGACACACGCCAGTAAAGCTTGTCATTGACCACTACACTTGGATCTACGTTGTCCATAAGTGTTGCATCAGACGTTACCGTCGTGAAAGCCGCCGCACGGTGGGCAACGTTTCCGTCATCATCGAAGTTAGGGTCGTTATCACCAAAGTAATCAGAGAAAGAGTCATCATTTATAATATGAATCTGGTTCTGACGTCCAGTAGATACAATTGTTTCCGTCTTGAACTGGCCTTCCGCAACTACAGCCTTTCCAGATACCAACGACATTAAGCCAGTATTTGCAGTATCGGTATTTCTGTTGTAGTAGAATTCCATGTCGTCCATTGCGGTCAACGTAAGTCCGCCAATGGTAAACTCGGTTCCCTTAGGGATACGAACTCGGATGCTGCTGTACTTACCAGTCTTTGTCGCAGCGATACCTATTCCAGCCTTTGCTGGTACCGGACGGCGGACGCTGTAACCCAACATACGAGCATTTGCATATATAGACGGAGTCGATGTAGACGACGGTTCCATGAAGGCGTTCATGAAGGACGATTCAGCATAATAGCCCATCAAGTCAGCCGTTCCAGAGAACAAGTCGTTCATCAAGCGACCGTAAGAGCTTTCAGAGGCATCGGCAAGGTTGCCGCCCTTCGCCTTCATAATCGTCGTAAGGTGCTCACGGACAGCCTCAAACGATATTTTAGCATATTTGCGTTGATCTAGTGCATTAGACATGAAATACCGATTCCAATTAGTCGTTTGCAGTTTATCAGTTCTGAGAGCGACGCCCACTGATAAACTGATGAACGAGGTATCGAATGCCAAGCTTGATTCTACATTTATCTGGTAACGTTCGTGCGGCTAACATGGTCGTACCGAATTTCAGTGTTCTGGCGTCAGTATCCAAGCCACTTTGGGACGACCGTCTCGGAGGTTTTGTTGAGCGTTCTGAAAAGGCTCAAATCAACAACCCGGATTTCCAGCACGATACCAGACTCGGCATGGGTCATTATTACCGCAACGAAAATGCATTCAGAGACCATGAACGATACAACATCATGGCAGCCGCACAGATCAAGCGTCAAGGCACCCAGTTCAAGTATTACACTACTACCTACGATACCAAGGCAGACCCGCTATTCCACGAGGACAACAGCCGCAGTATCGATCGCATGTTCGATATCCGTGCTACAATTACCTTTACGCCGCAGAACGAGCTATATGCAAGATTTGGCATCCAGTATACGGCAAAGACAGAAGTGCTTCTCCACATGGGATTGTTCCTCGAATGGAACTACCGTTCACTACGAGAGCATGGTGTTAAACCGCTTTGCAGTACCGACCCAAAGGCGCACAATCCTATATGGTGGCAGCGTGGCTACGAAAAGTTCAATTATTATGGATACACGGCAGCACAGATCTTCCCCAAAGCTGGTGACTTGTTGAAAGTCGAATATGACAACAAGCTGTATGCTATTACGTCCATTACAGACGAAGTTCCAGAATACGAGTATCGCTGGAGAAAGTATTTCTGGAAATTATTCCTGGAGGTCGCTATCGACGACGGAAAGAAAGTCAGCGAGGACGTCATCAACGATCCGAACCAAGAACATTTCATCGACCAGCTACTCGGTCGAAATACTCTTGGCAGTTCAACGAATCCAGACGATCCGAACGCGGCAAAGCCAGAATCTGGCTATTCACTAGATGTTTCTAGCACTATAGACGAACTAAAGAAGGACGTGTTGTTCCGTCCTCCTGAAGTCGACAAGTGCGTCAAAGACATTACAAATGACCCATCAAATTACGCTTGCGGTAACTTGCTGGGCCAGTGGTGAACTACCCGCCGCCTTTTGTAACGTTATTTAATCAAGATAATTGTTGTTCGCCATGTCGTTACGGCCCTTGATGTGGTCGATAGCTTCATGGACGTTTTCTGGCGTAAACTTAGCGCCAGTATCTCCGTATACAGCCATATCCGAGAAGATGTTGTAGATATCAGCAGCAGTAATCTTGGATTCCACAGCATACTTGAACTCGGCATCGAACGACGGATCGTTGAAATCGGTCAAGTTATCTGGGTTGATCGCCTTGTCGTTATATGAGAACAAGTAACGGAGTGCTTCAACATCTGGGAAACCAATTTCAAGCATCTGGTCAATTCGACCACTACGGCACATAATCACCTTATTGATCTTGGACGGATCGTTAATGGTAGCGATGAACACATAGGATACCTGGTCATTCTTTGCGGACTGGTTAAGGTAGTCAAAGAATTTCAGATATGCACACACCGAGTCGTTCTTGTCCGTAAGATTACTGCGATCCATATCGTCGAGAATAATGATGCAGCGCTTGATAGCTCGGACATACGACATCATGCTATTGAGCACTTCTTCATTTTCGATAACATTCTTCGTAATCTTGAACGTACAAACGTCCGGGAACGCATTAGAAATCTGTTGTGCGCCGATAGTCTTTCCAGTACCAGCGTTACCGACAAGCGCATAGCAGCGAGACAGCTTCTTACCATGCAGCGTCTTGACGGCATTAATGATTTCCGGAATCTTGTCAGAGACAAAGTTTTCTGGAATAGCCTTCGGACGGACAAGTTCAGTCAATTCGCCGTTTTCGCTGAACGTAAACATGAACTTTTCAGTATCAATGTTGTTCACAAACAGCATATCCATGAAACCGCTGATATTCGTATTCAGCGTGTTCATTTCCTTCCGAGTCATTGTGTGCAATTCGTTCGGAATCCAGAAGTAGCGCATTTCGTGAGACGGCGTATACACTGTAGTTGCCGAATTTTCGTCTTCGGACGTGCCAGACACTGACTGGACGATATAAAGCATCACATCGTCGAACTGTACTTCAAAGATAGCGTTGCTCGGCTTGCCCTTAACGATCGTGCTATCAAGGAACTCGTAGTTAAGGTCATAATTTTCCGTACCGTCGTCAGCACGTGTCCAGTGGCGGACAACTCCCTTGACATTGGTTCGGAGCATCTTGATCGTGTGTTCCTTCTGGTCTTCAGAAGAGAACCATTTGGTTTCCTTGTGCTCGGCAGCCATGTTGACCAACACGAATGCACTTGAGTTCGTCAAGTTAAGCGAGTCATAGTTCTGCTTGGCGCACTTCGTGTTGATTTCACGATACTTCTGCATAGAAATATTCAAGCCACCTTCAAGCTCGTTGTTTACGATGATGTACATCGTATCAACGTAATCCCAGTTGAACGAGATATGAGAGCAAAGGTTGTCGCCGATAGAATAAAGGGCGAGGCAGTTCTGCAAGAATCCAGCAACCTGGGATACTTCCTTTGCGCCGCTATGGCGAGCAATAAGGTTTGCCATAGTACAAGACAAAAGCAAGAACTTAGACAGATTCTGCTTCTTGTAAAGGTTGACTACTTCCTTGAAACCTTCATAACGAGTCTTTCCGACAATAGTCGACGGAATTGTGATATTCGGCAACGAGGCAATGATTTCGTCAATGGTGCGAGTCAATTCCTTGAATGTATCGAGCGAATCCTTATCATCAGAATTCTTCTTATTCTTGGAAGCATTGTCACCAAAAAATCCAATTGTTGCGAGGCGACGCATTTCGTTGTCGGACATCAAGCCAAAATTATTAACGATCTTGTCTAGCATTATTTTACCTGATCCATGTCCGTGCGAACTTTCTTGACAATATTGCGGATGATGACAGCCACAATACCAACATATACGGCATACTGAGCCTTCATCAAAAATTTACTGAATTTTGCTAACATAAAAATTCCCGCCTTGATAGACGGGAACAATATAGTAAAGACCAGTGAAATCTGTCAAGCCGTCAAGTCGGTCATCATGAATGGCTGGGCTGACTGAGCCTTCAGTTCATCCATTAACGCCTTCCAATCTTCCTTGGCATCGGAGTAAACCGCCTGTCCGTTAACCTTAGCGCCACCCGGAAGCGTAATATCGTCCTTCTTGAGGATTTTACCAAGCTGCATTTCTGCACGAGCAACTACCATGTCACGAAATAGCGGGTTTGCAAAAACTTCGTACTTCTTAGCCTTCACGTACACGGTAGCGATGGCAATACGGTCAGACTTCGGAGTAGGATAGACTCTGAGTATATGGTCTACTGGATGCAGCTTGATACTGTACTGAGTACCGACAAGCTTCTTCACGTCATTTAAGTAGCGAATAGCACCCGCATAAGTGACCAAGTCAAACTGACCGAGACCACCCAGACCAGCGCCGCCAACACCCATGAGCGATTCACCGGGGCCTACGTCCCATGCCATCATCGGGGAGAACGTGTTGCCATAAGACGGCTGTACGTCGATCACTTCCATGATGTTATCCGGAACACGGTACTGGATAATGCCAGCACGAAGAGGAATCTTCATGATATCCTTGTAGGACGCCTCGTCCATGTTGATGCGGTAGAACCAGTCAAGCGTATCCTTGATGGCCAGATGGATATGGCCAAGGCCGCCACGTTCTTCTACGACCATCTCAATTTCCGTCACAGGATAACCCATGCGGCTCTTGATGTACTCGACCATGTCATCTGTAGTAATCAGTTCCATAGCAGTCCTTTAGGCAGTAAACTGACTGTACTTATAGATGATCGTTGTCATCGTTTCGTCAAAGTCAGCGAAGATATTCTTAACGCCTTCAGAGAAGTTTTCGTTCTTTGCGCATGCTTGATTCATGTGGCTGTCAATCTTCTTCAACAAGGCAACCACGTCAGTATCCTTCAGACCAGCGCCGGTCTCGACTTTAGGAAATTCCTTGTCGCACGGCTTACCAGTCAATGCGATATACGTTTCAGCAAGCTTGTCGCCAGTATCACGGCAAAGCTCATAAGCTTCGTTCAGCAATTCGTGCTTGATATTCTTATCAGTATTCCAGTGCAACTGGTTGAGAACATTACTTTCAACCAAGAGCCACACGGCAAGTTCTTTCAAAGTTTCGTACTTCGTACCAATACCGTCTGCAGCTTCCAGACGGGGAATAAATGCTGCGGCAACCAAGCCAGCCTTAGATCCACACAAGTCGGCTAGTGATTCAAGAAATACTTGTTGAAATGCCATCATCTGCCTTCGAATTTTGTTCTGTAGGCAGTTTATCAGTTATCGGATGCTCCTCGCTCCATTTGGCGGCATACTTGACAATCCAGTCAATACGGGCGGCTTCGCCCAAGTCGTGGCCAGCCTTTTCGGACTCGATCCACTTATGTTTTTCAATCTCTTCGATCTGCATTAAGTTACGTTCACGTAAGTCCATAATAAAGCTCCCATCTATGTAATATAGCTTATCGGAACGACAAAAGGTCGACTTGGGCTACAAGTCGACTTTTATTTACGAAGAAAGTAACAGATTGTTTACACTTCTGTTGGCGCTTCTGCCGGTTCGGTAACCACTTCCTCAGCAACCTTCTTCTTGCGAGTCTTCTTCGGAGTAGTGGTAGTTGTAGTCGGAATCACGACGGCGTCGCCAGCTTCTTCACCCACGGAAATTCCGTTGGCAAGAGGAACTTCCTCTTGAACCAACGGAGCAGTACCTTCGGTAGATACCGTTGTTTCTGCTGGCTTTCCGAAAATCATGGAGCTGAAGTCCATAGCTTCGAGTTCTTTGAGGAACTGCTGGTATTCGTCACGGTACTTTGCGATGATGGCGTCGTTGATACCAATATCGACCTTCGGCTTGCACTCCGCCATCTTGTTACGAAGGCTGGCTTCGACAAAGGCTTGCGCACGAGCGGAGTCAATTTTCTCCGGCTTGCCCACGGACGGCTCAACCATCGGCGCAACCTTAATAGTAGTCGGGCCAGGGATCTTGATGGATGCCGGAATCGTTTTCTTTGCAGCGGCTGGCTGGATTTGCTTAGCCGTAGTTACCTTGAGTCTGTCTATCAGATTGCTCATCTTGTCTTTTCCTTTGGTAATATGCATCATACGGATGCGGGTTATCAGTTTCTTTGATTATGTTGAAGGTCTTAGTATTATCGTCACGGTGCATGTACTCGTCGCTTTGCTCTTGACGCAATATCTTTTGTACTGCTGCCATATTTGCCGGGCCTTCCAACTTAAACGGAACTCCGTCATATTCACGGTCTTCCAAGAACGCCTTTATTCTATTGACGTTAGGAATATTAAGATTGGCATGCGGCATAGGTGCGAGCGTCTGGTTTAATGACGCACGGCATTCTGCCTCTTTCTTTTTCAGTAGCGCATTGAAATCCAACATTATACTTCCTTCGTTTCAAGCGCAATCATCGTGTCAGAAAAATCGGTACGGACGCCAAATGCGCCATTTTGTCCTTCATTGTAAAGAACAAAATAGATGGAATAAATTGTCGACGTATCAAAGTTTGTCTTTGCGCTGACAAACCGGTGATACTGCGTCGAAGTGTGGTACGTAAAGTATAGTCGCTGGTCTTGCATTCCCCAGTCAAACCACACAGTTTCTGCTGGTATTACGGTGCCGTCAGACAACGTAACATCGGTAGGATTGAACAGATACTGGAACACGGTATCCGCAACGGCATACTTGAACTGCAACGTCGCCTTGAACGTATATGACGATTCAATCTTTCCATCCTTGTTATCGCCGAACCAGTTAAGAATTTGTGACCAGTCAGTATTTGGCGCATAGCCATCTGGTGCATAGCTTCCATTACCAGGCGCCATATCTGGAATAAATTCACGCTTACTATCCGACACGGCTACGAAGTCTCTGTTCAGACCGCTATAGTCATGCTCGACGGCAGTATCCTTATCAAAAGTCAGATGGATAAGGTCAAACGAAGGAACTTCTGGTGGACGGTTTACGTCTCCAACGATAATGTCTTCCCAGTCGTAAATAGGAATCGGATCGCCATCCTCGTCCTTAATAAGATTACCCTTGGCATCACGCTTGTATCCTTTCAGAATCGGGTTGTATCCAGATGTAACATTCCCAACTTTGTTACGACCAGTAATATCTTCTTCCGGATCGTGATAGGTCAAGTCATAACTTTTCCTAGTCTCATCTTTCCAGTATTCGTCGCCATCTTCGTCGGTTTTACGCACAAGAGTACGTGTAAAGGTCTTTAGCAATGACCATCCTTCACGAATGGACGGTTCGATTGTTTCCCATAAATGCTTCTTCTGCTGAGCGATCTCGTCTGGATAGACAAATACTTGCAGAGAATCAATTAACTCGTTATTGAGATTGAAGTTCATCTGTGCGTACTTGATGATCGCCGGTAATTCGTACTTACGGTGATATACGCCATGCGCTTCAATGGTATAGGTTGTCTTGTAATACTGGTATTCCTTGCTATCAGAATTTTTTTCATCTTCGATAGTGTCAGACCACGTTACAGTAAAAGGAATCTGACGCTCAATTTCTGGCGCAAAGTCAAATTCCTTTATGCGAACAGCTCGATATGTATTGAAATACGCTTCGATATTTTCCTTGAGCTGGAAATAGTCAGACAAGTCATTTGACAATACAGTCATTTCAAACTTGAATACTTGCGGCGTCGGTTGAATATCACGGATGAACTTCTGCAGAGTAGTAGACAAAATTTCACGTGCATAGCAAGGCTGCACCATATTAGCTTGGTCGTGGCTGTTTCCAGTAAAACGGAACCCGATGATAGGCACCGGCATAGGTTCTTGCGATGTCTGGGTCGATGCGACAAGGTTTGCAAAATTTGAGCTGCTATGGGTGACAATTGGAACAGCTACCGTACGATCGGAATCTGTACGACTCATGTCTTTGTACTTCTTGACCCGCAGATTATTGAATACGTCCATCAACGCAATCATAATCTTCTCGATTTCACGAACGTAGTAGTATGGCGTCATTGAATCAACCCTTTGTATATGCGCAGTTTATCGATTTCTAATACAGCCGACATTATAAACTACATGCATAAAACTAGGAGAACGCTCATGCGTCAAGCAACAGAACAAGAAAAGTACTTCATTTTCAAGACACGCCAGTTGATGACAGACACCAACAAGGCAAAGCTGGAAGGCGTCATCAAGGCGTTCGGCCTAATCCATGACGTAGACCCTTCGCTATCCGACAAGGATATTGCAAAGTTCGAATCAATCGAATCCCTTGAACAGCTCCGTGGCGATACCGATCCAAAGGTGTTCCTTGAGTCTATCACAATGGATGCCATGAAGGCGGCTGGAACCGCAAACTTCCAGAACGTGCGCCGAAGTCTCAACTACTATCGGAACTGGCTAGACGCTAAATCAGTATAAACAAAAACGCCGCCCATTCGGACGGCATTTTTTAATTTCCTCCTTTGTGATAGTTTAACTTACTGGATCTGAAGCTGCTTGACGTCAGATACAGCCTTCGGCTTGGGAGCGACCGTGATGGTCAACAAACCATCTTCGTACTTCAACTTGGCGTTGTTGATGTCTTTGTCGCTTGCCAACTCCGTGCGGAACGTAGTCTCTGTCGTTCCGACCTTGCGCTGAGCGACCAGCGCCAAGGTGTATTCACCAGAGACGACCACACTGATGTCTTCCTTTTTCACACCCGGCAGTTCCACGTAGAAAGTGTCGGCTTCATCAGTATGTTCGGCACGGAGGTTCGGACGTCTAGCGTGGGGCTTCTGGTCGTCCTCACAAGTCATCGCCTTCACCATGTTCTGCAGCTCGTTACCGAGATTGCAGAAACCGTTAGCAACATTAGACTCACCGAAGTCGAACGGATCGACACCGAAGATGTTAAACACAGGCATTCTATTGTACATAGTCATAACTCCTTTTGAGTATTAAATTATTTCCTTTGCCCATTCATAAGCAAAAAACGTGCCAAAAAGAAGGAGGCCGCCTCACGGCGACCTCCAAGGTAGGGTAAAAGGAAGACAAAACCCCTACCTAAGCTTGATCTGGTCTTGATAGTCCTTCTGCTTGATCGGCTCATTGCCCCAAGCGGACGCTGTAGAGCAAAGGCTGTAGCGGACGTTGTTGAGTACGTCCATCAACTTATCCTTGGTGAGAATTTCCTTCTCTTCGGCAGCCTTTCGGTCTTCCTCGGCGCCCTTACCGTTAGTATTCTTGGTAATATCGTATTCCATACGGCGATAGTTCTTCTGTCCACGGCCCGGCGTGTTGTTTACCATGTCATCTTCCAAGAACTTGTCTTGCATTTCGGCAAGTTTGTCCTCGGTATGCCAGTACATCTGCTGTTCCGCACGCTTCACGAACTTCTCAGCCTTGCCGGACTTGATGTCCATTACGCCCGGAATAAGGCTCTGGGTCTGCACAAAAATGTCGTGTCTCCAGTCTGGATGGGTATCAAAATTTGTTCCGTACATACCCAATACGTTTCCACTGTCAATCTTCTGGGCCATAGTATTCGTCCTTGACTTTGCAGATAGTTTATCAAAATTCAACAGAACTTGTTTCGCTTTGAAATGAGTTAAGTCGAATGTTTAAACGTAGAAAGCCGCCATTTCTGGCGGCTTAGAAGGAGGAAAGATGCGTATGATTAAAATTACTTTTTTTCTGCCTTAGCTTCAGCAGCCTTCTTCTTGCGAGCGAGAAGAAGACGCTTAGCTTCCTTGTAAGCAGATTCTTCACTAATGCCCTCTTCGTCGACGAGCTTCTTTGCAAGTTCAAGCACTTGCTCGTCCATGTAAGGATCGACCTTTTCAAGAGCTTCGACAGCTTCAGCGACGTTGCTATGATCCATAGCCAAGTTGCCACTAATTTCGTCCTTCTGTCGCTGTTCTTCACGTTCAATCACACCAGCGTATTCATCAATGTTGACGCAAGTATGGAGAATGTTTTCATTTAGTGAAGTATACTTGATATACTTGGATTTTTTCTTGAGGTCAGTCACTTGCTGCATAAATGCACGAGAGACAATCTGGCCCAAGTAATAGTACGGGTCTTTGTTCTTTGAATTTTCGGCCATCTTAGTCGGATCAAAGGAATGGCAATACTTCAATGCACAGAACTGAGCACGAGCGTACATTTCTTCCTTCCACGGATCCGTATACTTGCGCCACGACATCATGCCAGCAGTCTTCTTGATGACCACTTGAATAGCCGTAGCCAAGTCATCGGAAACCGGATATCCCTTACCAAACATTTCGACATCACGCTTATGGTCAAGAAGGAGCTTTGTCAAGTAATCCTTGTCAATCTTGTCGTACTTCATCGAGGCGACAGTCTGTCTACCCTTTTCATCAAAGACTGCCGGGTTGGCTGGACGTTTCTTTGGGCCGTTAATGTTCTTATTAGCCATATAAAACCAAATTTTACATCTAGTGGTTAAATTAGCTCATTTAACATGAAATGACGTTAGCCGACACGGTTATCTCAGATCCATTGAAATTATCACCGGTTTCTGGCGTCAGTTTAAACGTGATGTCAGACGGATTTTCAATAATAGTGTCAAAGTTAATCATCGTATACGGAACGGTCTTGTCCCAGCAATACTTAGCAGATGCTCCGCCAGCTGCAAGTGTAAACCGAGTTAACTCGTTGGCAGATTCGTATGCCGTGCTCTTAATGTCCACCGAAATATGCAGCTTAACTTTATCTACATTAGGTGCGTCGAACAGCTTGACTTCTGTCAAATCATAATTATCAATCGTATTGACAGCGGAATATGGCTCTGTCGTAACTGCGTACAGCTGGCCATCTTCATTAACCTTGATAGATTTATCATCTACCTTAACAAAGATTTCACTGTCTTCATTCAGATCCAACCCGCCCTTATCAGCAATCTTTAAGCGAGCGAAAAGCTTACCTTCGGCATTAATGCCAAGTGACACTTGGTCAATCTGCAAACGAATAATGCCATGGTCATCGACAGAAATTGCGCCAATAGAGTCACATGGGACACCAGTGCCGTGACATATCGGGCAAGTTGCTCCTTCTAGTGTTTTTCCAGAACCAGAACAATATGAGCATTCCTTATCGTCGTTTGACAAGGCATTAAAATTATCAAAATCGCCAATCGGATAAGGAGCCCTTACGGTAACTCGTCCATCATCTGTATACTGTGTAATAGGCAACCAGTCACGAAGCACTTCTGGAATTTCACATGATGATTGTTCGTCCCACCACTTAGTCTTCTGTAGTTCCCAGATTTTTATTAAGCTCAAGTCAGCCATTTTATCTCCTCAGCAATTTTTCATCATCGGTTGCTATACCGAAATTAAGCACATGTTCATCTACAGTCAGATCGTCTGTAACAAGAACGTCAATCGTATCCGGCCAGATACATTTTGGATTATACTGATTATACTCGGCAACAAACTGTGATTTTGTCATTGCCGTCTTGTAATAGGCGACACCAAACAAATGCGGCATACCATATAGATAGCCAGAAACATCTTCATCACCAATAGCCGCAGTCGTCTTCCACCCAGTTTCCATATCAGCACATGTTGTACGAAGTATATGCGGACTATCTGGGTCATCAAAACAATGCGCCAGTAAGTTAGTCGTACACTTTATTCGCCACGGCTGATACAATGTATCAGAATTCAAATTATGGTGAACCCACGTATCATCACAAATACCAAACGAATCAGCGCCGTCACCAGTTGCTAGAACACCAGTAGTAACGTTGAACCAATCATGCTCATTAACGTCCACAAGCGCGTCTGTAGCCTTGCCTTTCACATGCAGATGGAATACGTAATAGTCCATTCCGATTTGCTGTGTACCAGAACCGATATATGCATACAAGTGCCAGCTGCCTTGTTCATATCGCCAGAACTTGATAGTAAAACCATTCTGGTCATTACTGCTAGTATAATCACTAGTCATGCGAACATTGTATACGCGAGGAATGTCGCAAATACTTGTACACATCGGAGACCGTATACAATCTGGGTCTTCAACATATTGACGATGTTCAACCAAGCTTAGGCCAAAGTCTACTTCGAAGTCTTCGTTAGGCTCTGTACAATCTTCCTTAACTGGGTCTCCAGGTGTACGTCCATTATTTCCAATCAAGGCGTCTTCCTCGCCCACACGAATCTGATATTCAGTAATCTTAAACTGGTGACCAACCGAATTCGGGGCAATAGACGCATCGGCGCACATAACCTTGACGGTACGCTGCAAGTGATGCATATAGCAAGTTGGTGTCAAGAAGAAGTAGTCAATATGGAATACTCCACCGCATTCGCAGAAATCAATATCGTTCTGTACGATTATGTTATTCGTCATATCGATATTCGTTCCGCTAACCATATCTTCAGTAACGTCAGCAAGTTTTTCCCATTCGCCGCACTTTACTAGATAGATTCCGTTTGTACTGTCAGTCTGGTTCAACAGAGCGACAACATTTCCTGGAGCAACCTTGTAGTTGCAGATTGTACGGCTGCCGCACTTATATTGAACATGGTTACGGCATACATAATCAACTGGGTATGTAGCCTTTGCGCCCAAATCAACCAATACGGAATCATCGACCGGATATGGAGACTGGCGATCAATGCAGTCAATATGGCAATCCGTAGTTGCAGTCGGATCTGGATCATACGTAAACGGATTAAATCCGTTCCACAAGCCAGTATTAACTACCCAAAGTCCGTTTTCGCCTTCAACTAGCTGATGAGACAACCATACAACGTCACCAGCATACAGTTTAACACCATTGAGCGTGAGTTCACCGCTCTTATGGGTCAAGTTCTTGTTATACTTGACCTTCACCATCGTATAGAAAAATTCTTCGCAGTTATGTACATGCTTCCAAAATTCCGGCTTGACGATCCAATATCCATTATCATTAATGTTGTCTTGGTACGTCAATAAAACAAGGTCGCCGTCATTTAGCACATATCCATCTTTAGCTTGAGTGCGAGTTCCATATTTGTCGACTGGGCCGCCGAATATTTTTACTGGATTCGTATAGACTCGCTTCTTCACATAAATTGTGTCACCAAGTTTCGGATCAGATTCTGGATTCATTACGGCATTGCCGTTTTCGTCCTCGGTATCATACACAAGAGACATTGAGCCAGTTTCATAGCAAGCCTTTTCTCTGGTTACGCCTTCAGTCGAATACCGTTGCTGTTCATCAGTCTCGCTGTCATACTTGTACCGAATAATTCCAGACTTGGAATAATCATCATTGAAATGCTGTTTACCATAGCTGAAAAATATGTCATACTGAGCGCACGGTTCCGAGCCATCCGCATTGGTTGCAAGCATTCCCGGTATAATAGAAAATGTCGCAGTCCCCTTTCCTTCTTCATCAATATCGAATTCGATATCTTCTGGAGGAACGACATATTCAGTTTCACCAGCGACAATATTAATACTCAATCCGTCAGTAAGATTTTCTCCATGAACAATGACTGACGCCGGTTCGTCAACTCGTGAAGCCAAGTTTTCTATGTATAGAATCTTGGGATCGTAATCTTCATATCGAGTAGCATAAACATTGACATCTATTCGTTCATATTCTACATCAACTTCGGCATAGTCTTCGTCATCATAATCAGTATAGCCAACGACAAACCTTAATGGAATCTTGGTGTATGCTTTGGTCGGACTAGCTGGTATATTAGGAAAATTAAGCAGTACATTGCCGTTCTCGTATGTTAAATAAAAATCAGTCGATGCCCCATTAGAAGCTTCGAGCATGACTGAACGGACAAAGCCGTCATTATCGCCAAATGTAACTGGCGTAGTGAATCCAGTAGTGTCATACTTAAATGTATAGAAACCTAACGATAGTGACGGTGCATCCATAATTGATTATCCCTTAGGAGGCTGCACAGCTTCCGGTAGCGGCAAGCCTACCAGCTTCCTGATTGTGTTACCAGTGTTCTTGAGAGCTTGTACAATAGGTTCAGACTTCTGGCTAAATGGTTTAAAATACTTTTCGCATTTTGCCGGAAGCCATTCTTGTGGGTTCTTCAAGGACACGCAAAGATTCTCGATGAAGGTAAGCATCATTTCTGGATTGATGGCGGCGCCTTGCACGTCATCCTTCCAGTCAGTTTCGACCTTCGTCTTGTATGAAGACATTTCCTTGACACGCTTGACTGCATCGCTCTCGTTGACGCCTTCCTTAACCTTGCGGTTAACTTCGTTGAATCGGTTCAAGTTGTTCTGATATGCATTACGGAACTCTTGTGATCCTTCGCCGATGTCAACTTGTGACGGCATGAATACGCCATTGTTTACTGGATTAGCATACCCAGCATTCGGATTGACATAACCGTTAATCGGTTGTACATAAGCCTGGTTAGGTGCAGCATAACCAGCATTTGGCTGTCCATATCCTTGGGGATACCCATTGTTCGGATATACGCCATTATTCGGATACTGGTTTACATAACCCGCATTTCCATAGGGGTTTTGTGCGGCAGTTTGCCCACGAGAAGGGATAGTAGTGTAGTCTGGTTGTTTCATTAAATCCTCTACACGCCTAGTTTATCAGTTATCGACGTCTAGGCACAATTTATCTAGCTATAAAAATTACACTAAAAAAGGCCCGGTCTTTCGACCGAGCCCCTAACCTAACAAGGAGAGAATTAGGCAAACTTTCCGAGTCCGAGATTTTCGAACGCCTTGACGTTAGACATTGCGTTTGCGATATCGGATGCGTCATCCGTAGGTACTTCAACATATTCAGCATTGACATCTTCAAACAAAGTGTCCATACCGGATGCCAAGTTGGCACGCTGCGGTTTGAGGCCCTTTGCAAGAGATTCAATCTTAGGAGTAGCTTTCGGCTCGTCTTCCTCAATGTCGCCTTCGAACATTCCATCAATAGATTCCAGCTTCGTTTCACGGTCAATTTCAGCATCAATGTCCTTCAACGCATTGACTACGTTGTCCATATTGAGCTTTCCATCACGATCCGGATCCACGTCCATCATGTATACATCGTTAGAAGAACCGTCAATGAACTTCATAATGCTGTCAGAAGTAATGTCACGCACGTCGAAGTTGACGAAGTGAGCCATCACAGCTTGAACAACATTCGGCTTCATACCTTGCACAAGACGCATGATGTAGGACTTCTTTTCAGCTTCATTCAGCTTGTCCTTCAAGTTCTCACGTTCAGCGTAAGCCGTCTTGAGCTTCATATTCGCTTGTGCAAGCAAGTCACGGAGCTTCTTAGTTTCTTCAGATGTAGTGCCATTGATGCTGATGGTAATTCCAGCGCTTTCAAGCACGGCGGACATGGCACTGAGTACCTTGTACATTCGGTCATTGAGCGCGTTGGACTTCATCTTTGATACATTTTCCAAGACAGCTTCGGAAATCATCTTGTCAGCCTTTGCGGAAACCGCTTCGAGCATCTGATTAACTTGCTTACGCTGCTTGTCCTTACCACCTTCTTCAGCGGCGGCAATTTCGTTGTTGCAAGCCGATTCGATCTTCGCAACAACTTCCGGATTTATGCCGGACAATTCTTCTTCTGTAAGTACTGAGCTTAATTGCATGGGTTGAAGCCTCGCAATGCAGAAATTAGTCCAGTTTTATCATAAAGACCGAGACCAAGGCGAATATTCTTGTAATGGTGCTCGATTTCTTGCCCATAACGGTTCATGATATCCGTAACGGATTCAACCAGCGGTCGTGGTCCCGTCACAGCTTCCGTCAATGGAGCCTTGCCAGAAGCTTCTGCGGATTCTTGCCTGGCGGTGAAAATTGCATCTTGTCCAAATGAAGGATTCCCCACAACGTCAATAGTAATCATTGTATAGTCGTCAGAAATTTCTTCATGCTCGCCCATATTGATTGTGCTGCCAGCGCCACGAAGAGAGAATCCGGGATGATATCCGCCACGGATCAATGCAGCAAGCTGTTTTCCGGCGGCAGTCTCTTCCATAACGACCATTCGAACCTTCAGATCGTCGCCTTCCATGTGAAGGTCTTCGATCAATGCGCAGATGGACATCAAGTCCATTTCAAAAATAGGATAATCCTTTGCATTGCCGTCAGCGCCAAGACGAGGGTGATTCAATGACGCAGCAAGACGACCACGAACAACAAAGTCCTTAATAAGTCGGTTCATTTCACGTTCGATGATGCGCTTCGGATAGGAACGGTTGTTGATACCCGGAATATTACAGCGGATAGCCGTACCTTCAATGATCAAGCGCTTTACATTGTTACCGAAAACGTCCTTGCGGTCAACCATAGCCGCACTGGAACCCTCGAATATCACGTCTCCATATAATTGCTTAGTTGCCATATAAAGCCTTCCCCTCTTTGCCGATAGACTCCATGATGGCCTTGGACGCATTTTCCAGCTCTGTCGAAAAATATGACTCGAAATACGCACCGACAATCTTCTTGACTGTCGCCGTGTCATTATTCAAGACCGCCGTCAATAATTGTTTACTGTCCTTGGGATTCATCAAAAACTACCGCTCAGTTATGCAGTAGTTTATATAATGTTTACATCTTGTTTTTTCATGAAAGTCTTACTATATTGCGCAACATGCAAAACCAAAACCAGAATCCATACAAAGATCAGTGCAAGTTCAACAGTTCAGATACGTTGCATATTCCTGGACTCGACCCGAACCATATCGGTTACTTCCGTAAAATGGCCGCACAAATCGGTGTAGAGGAAGCCAGACTGAAATATCACGGAATGTCCAAGGAAAAGGCAGAATACTTGGCATCTCTCGACGACAAGATGGACAACTACGGAATCAAATGGACTGTCGAAATACTCAAGAAACGATATGCCGACAAGAAGTTTGCGCCGTATGTCGCCCCGAAGCCTCGTGACGACTATGATGACTATTACGACCAAGACGAGTTCTTCGGCCCCAAAGACACTGTAACCTACGCCAGATGGTTATACAACCGGCACGGTACCAAAAAAGTAGCTAAGCAATTCCAGATATCAGAATACATGGCCGAACGAATCGGTACATCATCACTTCCTGGTTCCATGAAAGTAGCTGAACTGGAAACGGACGACGATATCGACGAAATCGAATCAGAAATCTATGCGCGAAAGGCAGCAAAATCCATTAACGCATACCAGATGAAACAGTTCCACAATGACAACTCCAGGAAACTGAAAATCCGTCTCAACAAACTGGCCGAAAATGAAACCGCATTCGTACTGAGAAAGCTAATCGAAACCGAAGACTACAACATCAAAGCAAAGGAATGCTATTTCGACTATATCCAGTACAATTACGACAAAAAATCGGAAAATCTTGTGGCCGCTATCGAACGCTTGTCCAAAATGGACTGGAAATACTGGTGGGCCGACGACCAAGACGGAACCGCCTCATACATATTCTACGTAGTGCTGCCTACCGGCAAGCAAGTCAGCTGGCACGGAATGCACCTCAAGGATGTAGAAAACGTTCCGAAAGACAACAAGGCCGAATGGGACGGAGAACTTTCGTCGACACTTCCGAAACTGCTGGACTGCGTCAAGGCCGTGTGCCCATCTATTTATGAAGAAAAGTTCGACAAGAAAAAATGCCTTGCCGAACTAGAAAAATACACATATCAATATTCCGAACGAGTCCAGTCGTAGCGGTACTGTCCGCAGTCGTATAGGCCGTCATTATTTTTCAACAGCATCTTTTGCCTCCGGCTTGTAGACGTAACGGTAGTTTCCGCAGTCGTATATTCGGTAAATTCCTCTATCCAACATAATTTCGTGTTCGGTCTTGTTGATGTCATAGCCAGCTGAGACTAGCTTATGTTTTTGATATTTCATGCGGTTTTCCAGATTATTATCGATGATATAATAATAGGACGGCTGCGTCGTCCCAGCCAATTTAAAGCCAAGCTTTGTATAAAATGCACCATTACCAGACCAACGACGGTCGGCAAAACTAACTACGACGGCTGGTCGTTCATTCACTAAAAAATGATGGAATAATTTACTCGCACCCCCAATTACCGATGTATCGACAAGTGTACAATATCTCAACAGTTCAACACCTTCCGTACTATATCGATTTGGGCCAAACGTCATTACTGCTACCAGCATATCTCCATAATACAAACCATACCTAGAATTTGCACTAGCACAATGGCCTTGAATATGATTGGCATCCAGAAAGTTTGATGCGGTGAACTGATCAATCACTTTAACTTCGCAATTCCTTGCATACACTTTATTGGTATTACAACCCAAAACGGTTTTAAGCCTGGATTTCACTATAGATTGCTTATATTCCCATTCATTTGAAAATACGTGAATTAAATGATACCCAGCTTGTTCAGCCAGTTCGGTCTTATGTAGATGATAATCGTTGGGTCGATACAGTTCGCTATGCCAATGGATTCCGTCATATTCAATAATTACCTTTTTATCCTCTACTACTATATCAGCGCCATATTCACCCAAAAAATTTCTATCATAATGCGATGTCGTAAAGCCCAAACTTTCTACATATGCCCTAACTTGATCTTCGGTTATAGACGAAAACGCATCTTTAGGTTTGCAATAGGAACAGATCGTACATCCCAATTTAACTCGGCTCTTTAAAAACAAATCTTGTTCCGTCATAATATTACCGCATACATTACATTTATATGTAATTGACTTTTTATTAGTAAAATCAATTAGCTCACAATTATGCTCATTTAAAAACTTGGCATAATACTCTCTTGCGTCTTCCGTGCGAACACAGAAGTTATATGGTACGCCGATCCTTGCTATATTACACGTTTGAAGGTGCTTTTGGAACTCAGGCAGCGCAATATAAGATGTTACTCCATAACGAACCAGATTTGCTTGATGATATTTATCCTTAAAATCTTTATGTTGCGAATAGAAAGCAACCCCATGCCGTTCTAGTGTGGTAGTTTTACGGCGCTCCAACACTTGTTGTCCATATGCGCCATTCGACTGTTTATTCCATTCATCCACGGTTGACTTACGAGCAGCAACCTTATGAGCATTCCGTTCAGTATCAGCTGCAATATGTTTCGCCGCACATTTTTTGCTACAAAACTCCTTATAGCCTTGCCCAATCGACTTAAACGATGTCGGACAACCACATTCGGCACATTTACCATCATGCTCGGTAGCAAGATATTTATCATAGTATTGCTGCGGTTTTAATCCATGAGCTTTCCATAAATGTGTACCTAAAGAACATGCTTTTTCAAATATTGTTTCTTTCCCGTCTGCCTCACATACTAGACATTTCATATGTAACTCCTAAATTAATACCTATAATATAAATAATATTGGAAAAATTATCAATAAAAAGTTTATAATTTTTCATTTTTTCGCAAAATAGGTATATTTACTGTAAAACTACTGGTCAGCTCACAACAAATAAGAAAGCGGCGAATTTCTTCGCCGCTCTCTTACACTTTGTGCTTATTCAGCAAGCAACCGCATTACCAGTTGTTGTCTTCGTAGCTCAAGCCACCCGGCACATTAACGATACCATTCGGCACAGTCTCGTAAGAGAGGCCAGCCTGGAGAGAAGCGCCAGCGATCGAGCCATTAGACTGCCACGGCATGTTATCAAGGTCGATACCAGTGATAACGCTGTTGACGTTGGAGAAGTGGATGACACGGTAGAACTGGCCAGCTCCGAGGAGGTTAGCCACGATGGCGTAACGGCTCTTAACGATGAGACGCGGAGAACCGTCTTCCTGACCAGCAGTCTTGCAGAATATATAAGGGATGTATGGCATCATGATGATACCAGACTCACCTTGGCGCGGGCCCTTGTAACCGATGAGGGCGTAAGAAGCCTGAGCGTAGATGTCCTGATACAGCTTGATGTTGCCGTTCAAGAGGCTACCAGCGTCGGCCACACCACCGCTCGGCTGCACAGCAGCATCAGTCTGGAGGTAAGTCGGCGTATAGATACCGTTATTGAGAGTTGCGACAGCAGCAGCAATATCCGGAGAGATGATTGCGAAGTTACCGCAGCCCATACGAGTCGTAAGAGCGATCTTACGAGAAACAGCGATGATCGTGTTCACGATACCACCAGCGATACGTTCAGCAGCCCAGCGACCCATACCAGCGTTGAGGCGGTTCGGATCAGCCAAGTCCATCTGGATTGCAGCTTCACCACCGAGAGCCGGAGTCTGAGCCACAAGCACCATAGCCTGGAGGATTTCACGGTCGATGTTCTGCTGGATTTCGAACTGGAGACCTTCGAGGAGAAGGGCTTCAACGTCCTGACCATGAGCTGCAGCCATGTCTTGCTGCAATTCGATCGTGTAGTGAGACTTGATAGCGCGTGTACCAACACGGATGGCACCGCTGATCACCTTGATGGAAGCCTTCTTGATGTTGAAGGAGTATTCACCATACTGGTCATCGCCAGCGAGGTAAGAGCCACCAAAGTTGTTGTAGAGGAGACCCGGCTGCTTCGGATCGAAAGTGTTGCCAGTAGCAGATGCACCGTTAACACCAGTACCTTCCATGTAGTTGGAAAGCATTTCGCCCATGCCAGTCGTCCACGGGTTGAACGTGCCAGCGAAGCCAGTGTGGTCAGCTACGAGGTCGTAGCCGAGTTCTTGCTTCTGACCCTGACGGAAAGCAGTGGTCTTGAGCGGTTCGTTATCATAGAGGTAACGAAGAGCAAAGTAGATACCCTGCGGAGTGGTTGTCGGAATGACCGTGACCGTCTGCATAGCCAACAATTCCGGGAACTGACGGCGGATCATCGGCAATGCATATTGCTGATACTGAGCAACGTCAGCGGAAACGTTGGCAGATTCGAGCATAGCGCCACGGTTTACCTTGTTCTGGTTTTCAAGAAGCGTAGCGATCACGCTAGCTTCAGCACGAGTACGAATCGGGCGACCAAGGTTGGATTCAAGAATGGTGCGCCACTTATTCGAGAGGTTCTTTTTCTGAAGAGTCTGCATATAAGTAGTCCTTCTGTTGTGCCTTCTCGGCAGCACCAGCGGTACTACTCTGATAGGCGTTTCTTGATATAATGTTTAGGGGTATCAAAAAACGCCATTAAAAAAGTGCCAAAAACCTACATTGAAATGCAAATATACAGAAAAAGGTAGTCGAACGACTACCTTTTTAATTACATTCCAGGCATCGGAGGCATTCCGCCGCCAGCATCTGGTGCGCTGCTATCGCCACCTTCGTCGCCGCCACCTTCGCCGGTTTCTTCATCCTTCTCTTCCTTGCACCACGCCTTGTTGAGATTATATTGTTCATCATTAAGACGTAGTCCCCAACGAAGCGCAGCTTGCTTAGAAAGAGCACCATTCGGATTTTCCTTTGAAGATACGTGCTTCATCATGGAGTCAAACACTGCGAGCTTTGTAGTCCATACTTCGGAGTCGATGAAGTTCTGGAACCCATTGGACTTGCGGAAGCGCACGGTATAGAACTCTTGCAGCTTGATAGAGTCGTCAATCGTGTTGTCAGTATTCAGCACCATCACGAACAGACGAATAAGAATAGTCTCGAACGGAGTCTGATAACGTTGCACGAGGCGAGCGAACGAGACTTCGGCTTGAGTGACTTCACCGATCTTACCTTGTGAGTAATTCTGGGAGTCGCCAGCCAAAGCGGTGATACGTCCCGGAGGAACCATCAAGGAGTTGACCAAGTTGCGCTTGAAGAACTTCAAGTCATCGATATTTCCAAGCTCGGCACCGCCTTGCATACGTTCAATGCTGGAACCAGTACGACCATTACCCACACCGATGATGAAGTGTTCGGTAAGGCCAGGTGACGTACCGAAGTTGGTCACTTCACCAGTCATGGAGTTGTAATCGAGACGACGAGAGAACATCTTTGCTTGGTCTTTCATGAACTTTTCTGCGGTTGCCTTGGTCATACCAGACACGTCAACCTTTAGAACAAGCTTTTCAGAACCCCAAAGCACACGGTACATAACAACAGAGTCTTCAATAGTATTAAGTTGGTTATACGGCTTCATCGCCGGTTCCAGAATGGAACGTGGGTCATTGACGCCGCCGGGGCCAGTCATACCAAGGGATGCATACAAAATCTGGTTCGGAGAAAAGTCGATATAGTTCTTGCCGTTGTTCTGCGAAGCCATCGTACCAGTAAGCATCTGTCGATAACCAATGATCAAGTTGTCTTGAACGACAATGATCATGTGTTCTTCCGGCAACATGTTCACACCGACAATCTCACCAGTTTCTTGGTCATATAGGACTTCAAAGAATATACGGCCACGAGTCAAGAGATACTTCATGTACTCCCAACCGTCCTGATGGAATCTCATTATACGGCGAAGAACCGTCTGACGGAAAATTTTTCCAAGCTTCTTGCGCACCGGATCACCGATAGCGGCGTCATGGTCGATATCAAGAGAGCAGATTTCGTCAACATCATCTTTGTACACACCTTCGTTACAGATCTGTATTAAGGATTCGTTCACTTCGGAACGAGATGCTACCGTATCATACTTTCTTGCACGCTCTTGGTTCTTCTTCCAATAAAGTTGCGCTTGGTTTTCGGCAATCGCGTTCTGTACCTTGTCCGGATCGAGCTTGTTTGTGCCACTGATGCCGAGCGCTGGCATATACATGCTAAATCCATCGACAGACGAACCGTCCGGAGATAGCATTTGGTTGACACCTTGGCCGACAACGTTGCGTGACGCACGGATCTGGCGGACAATGTCACCACGGTTAAAAATTCGGTCGAATATTTCGCCACGTTCGTTAGCTTGGCCATAGTCTCTCACATGGCTAAGGATCCTTGTGGCTATATTATCTTTTTCTTCGTCTTTGTTCTTTTTTACTAGCATAAGTTTTCCTTTACCACTGTAAAATTACTCCATCATAGTCCACGGTGAACTTTGGCGATCGAGATGCTATATAGAACGCTCGTAAATCGTCGTTCTTAATGTTCTTTGACAGTAGACGTTTCTTCATAGTGGCGCATGCCGCTATGTACATAAAGTCATCGGCATCCACCTTAAAACACGGGACGCCGTTAAACATTTTAGGTTTACCCGGCATAAGTCGACAGCGTCCTCCAAGCCTTTGCATCATTCAGCATAAGAGATGTATCTTTATTGAATATCGTTTCATCGGCGGTCACCAATGTCTTTGCAATACGCACCGCAAGCGCATAGCCTTCCGGCTTTACTGACGCATAGTCAATAACCTTGCCCTTCTTCAAAAAGTTGACGATATCGCTGTAAGTACCTACTGAACGGATATTGAACGTCGCTTCTGTTCCAGCCAATACTTCTTGATCAAACGTATTCACCATCAAGTTTTCGCTCTGCACAGTACCGTCATTGATAATGCAATACAAGAGGAACTGAGCACAAGTGAAAGCTCTCTGGAGTCGCTGTTCCATGGTCAATGTTGCATCGTCAGCTTCTGGCTGCATCTTTCCGACGCCACGGTTCTCTGGCGGAAGGTATGAAATCTCTTCCACCAGTCCAATCACCTTTCGGTAAACCGGAACATTCTTCACCAGATCCGCCTTATTCATGATCGCAAGCGAATCAATCCAGTCAAATACACTAGGAAGTGTATCAACGGAAGAACCCATCGCGGACTTCATAAAGAAAATCAGCTTGTCCAAGTCAGTATATGCCCAAGCAGCATTTTCTTGATTTGCTCCCGGTCGTTCTGCTCCTCGCTCGTCAATCAGGCCGCATCCAAATGCGTCTGTCTGTTCCACTGGTTCGCGGAGACGTTTCACCAGATACTCATACACGGTCTGGTCAAATTCTTGTTTAGTCTTCTTGTAAATCGCTGCCATAATTTCTCCTATACCAGTGTCTGGTCATGGACATACGCCAAGTCCCATGTATTCTTGTTCTTTAAATTTTCATCAAGCACCTTACAATCCTTGCTAGGTGGCGCTGGAATAGAACCAAACCCTTCTGGATGCTTATGATTATTATCTTGCCATACCTCGATATGGAACGCTGGGTCTTTAACCTTAGGGCCGCCGTATTCTTCTGGGCCAAGGTATATCTTCAAGTAACCTTCTAGATACGCATCCCAGCAAGCCGTATTGAACTTTCTCATTTGGGCGTCAGTCAGCCTAAAGTACGCTTGTGTACTTTTTGGCCCCATGTCGACGGCTTGAATCTTTGTTTGGTCGTATCCGTGATTTGACACCGGATTATTCTTGTCAAGATATTCTTGACACTTTGCTATCATGTTATTCAGTGCAAGCTGCTGATGCTTTGGATCAGTAATCTTGTGGCCGTTGTAATACTTTTTTGATATCTCGGTATAGCACTGATCAACATCACGTCCCTTTGCAGAATAGTTCACGGCAATTGCGCCGTCATGACTTTGTCTGTTATTGAACATTGCGGTAGCTTGCGCTTTTGGTGAACGATACACCGATGTAATCACGACGCCAGGAAGGCCAGCCTTTGCCAAGATATACTTGATAGTTCTGATGGTGACGTTTGAAAGTTTATTAGCGCCCTTTTCAGCATTATTTACAATCTTGAAATTGGCGTCAGACAACGGAAGCGTAGAATTCTTATTCTCGTAAACCTTGATAGTGCCGTTAACCAGATCCAGCAATCCACGCTTTTCCATAGCATTTGCGGAAAGCTCTGACGGAATAGCAGTATCCTTAAACGTCATTGTCGGAAGACCGACGTACTTATAGATAAGATTCGCCTCGTCAACTCGAAGCTTTCTTAAAGCTAAACGGTTCGGATTTGAATCATAAGTCATATGTGATAGGATATCGGCGGCCAACGTAAAATGCAGATTGGCAAGTTTCTTGTCTACCGGAACACCATTATTATTGCTATTCCAGCCCATTACTGATTGAGCAACTTGCTTATTCTTCTTGTCATCCAGATAGCTCATCCCCGGCAGTACGAACATGTAAACTGGCTTCGTTCGTCCAGTGAGATATGACATGCCAATGTTTACACAGTATGAAATAAAGCCAGCTTCTGGGCAAACATTTGGATCAATCGCAAAACCATTTGTATGTATGAAGCTACAGATTGCGGTCTTTACAGCGCAAGGACAAGAATTATGCGTAAGGCATCCCCAATGCAGATAGGCCCAGTTGTCTGGGTTCTTGATGGCTCCCCACAATGTCAGCTGAATAAAACGAAAGAATGCAAGTTGCATTTGGTTATCATCAAGTTCAAACTCGTCAAGGATCGCCTTCAACTTTGGATCCGCAGCTACTTCGGAATACTTCTTGTCAGATATATCGTATAACTGATTGAATTGATCTGGAGTCAATCCGCCAATAGCGTCGCCAACCGGTATACCATTTTCATCGACATCCGGTACAGAAAACACAAGCTTCAAAATCTGCTGTCGTGACGGCCCTAGATTAAGCTTAATATTGGAGCCGATAGCTATTCCGCCATCGTCGGCTTCATAAAGTTTCTTCGACTTTACGGTTTCATGATCGTAAATAAACGTCCAGTCTGCCGGATACGAACCCTTTGGATACGCATTCGCAAAAGACAACGGCAGCTCTGGAATATTAAGAGCAATCGGAGGCAGAATGTCCGGATCAAATGCAAAACCGCCCATAAGGATTGCCGTCAGCTGTCCCATCGACTGCATGGCAGTTTCGGATGCACCCATAGTTAAGGCACCTAGCGATCCACGAACAACATTCATTTCTGCGGCGGTCTTGGTAGCGTTCAAGTCTAGCTTACCAACAACTTCATCCAACTTCGGATAAAGAATGCCGTATTCGTCATTACCCAGAATATCGCCGATCATGTCAGCGAAAGCATTGCATAATTCAGAAATACGATGCTGGTTATAACTTGGCACGCTTGCACGCTGCCAATCTGTCAGTCCGTTATTCTCGTCAGCTACATCGTAGAAGCCGTAGGCGTTCATGATCTTATAGAACTGGCCTTCGGCACCCTTAGCCTTTTCGACCGCTTCTTCTACGGACGTTTGTATTCTACCAGCAAAATGACCGTTATTCATAACGCACACAGTTTATCAGTTATCAAATCATAAATTAGCCTAAAGGCATAAAAAAGAAGCCGTCGCTTTCGCAACGGCCTCTCCAGGAGAACAATATGGAGATATTAGGAATTCTTCACTTGTGCCACGATGTCATTGAGCTGCTTGTCAAGGTTGCTCGTAGCAGCCTTTGCAGCTTGTGACTGCTTCACGCCTTCTAGAAGGGAGTTGAGCTTACCAGCAAAAGTCTTCTCAACAGATTCCTTCTTAGCTGCGCTTTCAAGCAAGTTATTGATGCGCTTCTGTGCTGGGCTCAGAATACTTTCAGTCACAGCTGGCTTCTTAGCCTTTTGTGCGGCTTCAAATTCAGCAATAACCTTGTCAGCTTCTTCAGAAACGGACGGCTTGTGAGAAAGCGCTTCATTGATACGAGCCATAGTAGATTCGAACAACGACGGAGTCGGTTCAGTTTCGTTATAGACCTTTTCAACGATTGCTTCAACCTGAGCACGTTTCTTGGACTTCTGAGCATAGTCAGCAACGATAGATTCCGTAAGAACCTTCTGCTTGAGAGAGTTTACCACACCATCAAGCTTTGCAAGTGTAGTTGCACGTTCACGATCCTTATGGTAAGATTCCAAGATTGCATTCGCTTCGTCAGCAGCCATCTTCATCTTGGCCTTATTGACAATGGATTCAACCTTAGCTTGCTTTTTATTAAATGAGCATTCAAAAGCTTCATCCGTAGATGTATTGTCGGTTTCGGTAGTACCACCGAGATCAGCCTCTGCATTCTCGACACCTTCGGTCTGTGCGGCATCTACAACGGTTTCATCGACTGGAGTTTCAGTAGTAGCAGCGTTTCCATCGATCGTAGCGCCATCAGCCTCTTCCACCAAGCCACGAGCCTTCGTAGCAATAGCTTCAAAATTGAAATCATCATCGTTATCTTCGGATTCGTCAGCACCTTCAGATTTGGTAGATTCGGTTTCACCGTCATCAGCAGACGGTTCAGTTTCGCCGCCGTCTTCAGATCCAGCCGTTTCGCCACCTTCAGTACCTTCGTCGTTATCCAAGAAGTTATCAAGGTCAGCATCGCCTTCTGCACTCGGTTCAGCAGCTTCTGGTGCTTCTGGGTCAGGTTCATTGCCTTCAATACCAGCAAGACCGTCATCCATGCCAGCAAGCGGATCTTCCTCAGCGCCAGCGTCTGCACCAGCATCTGCACCAGCGTCTGCACCAAGATCACCACCAAGTTCGTCTCCGCCCAAGCCATTGTCCATGCCAGCAAGCGGATCGCCAACGTCTGCGCCTAGACCAAGGTCACCAGCCGGATTTGCATCAAGAGACGGTTCAGCAGTCGGATCAATCGGATCCATCGTCGGAATACTGCCACCAAGCGTCGGATCGGTGCCAGAAACGCCAGCATCAATACCAGCATCTGCATTGTCGCCAGTCTTGGCAATGTCTTGGGCAACAGTACCATTCGGCTGTGCTTCGGACACGTTCTGCTGCTGCTGAGCTTGAACCGCGTGGTTGATCGTCTGGTCAATGAAGGAACGAACGTCGCCAGTGATGTGGTTGTTCATCTGAATAATAGCCGAAATACCAGTGATATCAGCCGCAGTAACATTGCTACCGTCCGGCAATTCAGCGAGCTGCTTTGCAAATTCGTCAACAACAAACTTCTGAGTCTGCTGATCTTGCAAGTCGTCGCCTTCACTCATGAAATTTTCACCGTATTCCATCGGTTCATTGCTCGGATTTACTTCGAGCATGTCGTCAAATGATTTCGGGGAATCATCTTCTTCGGTCGGCAAGCCCAAGTCAAGCTGGCTACCGAAAGATTCAAACTGGCCGACAGCTTCGTCGAGTGCGAAGATGTCTTGCATGGCCTTCTGTTGAATAGTTGCGTCTGTCTGCATATTGAATGTCCTTTCATTGAGCCAGTCTGGCTCGAATTTCCGAATAGTTTATATAGTGGTCACATTTTCTAATTTTCGTCGTACTCGATTTCGATATCCGGTACACAATAACCCGGATCGGCACTGCCTCCGACCTCAAGTTGCAAGTACACGTAATCAGTCTCACCAGCTTTCAACGGATTATAAATACCACCATCTACACGGCAAAGATTGTAGTTACCGCACATACAAAGAGGTGCGTTGTGAACAAAACTACCCATTTCTGGTGCAGTCACACACTGGTAGGCATTAATCTTCTTTCCAGCCTTCAGTACGGCTTCCGGATCGACGTAAATAGTCTCGTTACTCGTTGCGCCTTCCTTGATAATCACGCCGTCAACAACTACGTCGTCAATGAAGTTAGCAATCGGAGCGAACGGATTTCCTATAAATCTCAACGGATAACAGTCACCAGCATGGTTATGGAAGAGGTATACCGTGTTAAGGTCGAACGTAAGCATCGGACGACGGACGCCATTAATGACATAGCAGTTATGTCCAAAGTTATCCTTTTCCACCTTTACGTCATATTCGACCATAGGCTTGCCACTATCCTTGAACGGCGAATCGACGTTCTCATTCGTAGTAACGACGCCAGTTTCGGCATTAATAACAGTATTGTGCCATTCTGTAGGCACATACGCTGGGTTATCCTCGCCATATGTACCTGGGTTTCCGTTATATAGATATACCATTTGTATTGCGCCACCGGTGCCAAAATTCGACCTAACATGTTGGTTAGGCAAATCCTTATTCACGACTTCCGCTGGTCGTTTGTAGATTAGGCCATACGGACAACGGTTGAACAAATCCAGCCCATGTTCTTTATCTCGAATGACCAAGCAAATTTTTGTCAAGTCGACGGTGCTTGTTGCCTTGCCGTTCTCATCACATATAGCTGGATGATATACATACGGTTCACCCAGCGGCTCAGTATCTTCCATTGTAGGTTCAGTACCTTTTACTGGGACAAATTCAATGAAGTTGTCTAAACTGAACCCGGATTTATTTTCAAAAGTGTATACCACGATATCATCGCCGTCTACACGAGTTGCCGCAGTAAGTGTCGGCTGACGGTCGCCGTTAATGTAGATAAGGTTGCCAAAACCACAATCCTTGTACTCTACAATATAATGATCTTGGCTAAGGCGCGGATCTGGCACTTGTCCGTAAAGACCAGCGACGGTCAAGTAAAACGGATGTTCCTTAGAATAGTTCCAGATGTCATTGAGGGCGATTTGAGATTTTTGGTCTGTAGGGCGGCTATAGGATATAGAGTTGCCAATATAGAGCTTTGCGGCAGTTGGTGATGTTGGCCTTTGTCCGACTGGATAGAGTCTAATATTGCTTAGTTGGACATCTGGAGCTTTAATAAGGTGAATTTTGAAAACGCTTTCCATAGAGTACGAATAGCACTCTGGATTATCTGGTCGGTAGATGCAGTAAGCACCCGCTTCAGAAGCATCGTCAGCGGGGACGGTGTTGCCAGTTGATTCAAGCGCAGCTGAGCTGTATACAGAAGGTACACACGTATCTACTCGCTTCAAGCCAATAGATTTAACCGGAGTACCAAAGTCGCCATCTTTACCAGTATATTTTTTAATGAGCAAACGTGCTGACATACATCACCGAAAGTGTTTGCATGCAGTTTATCAGTTCTCTACTTACTAAACATATCGTTGGCTTGGGTCATCGTACCCTTCATGATAGCACGGTACAGCTGTTCCGTTGTCATAGTGTTCTGCGGAGCCGTTACATTAATATGCTCCCTAGTCAAACTGGCCTTGCGGACGCCTGAAAGTTCGGCATTCGACACAACCTTTTCAAAGACATCGTCGCCACTAACGCCCTTTAAAGTTCCATCAGAATACTGCCCAGCAGTATCATTGATGTCTTTTTGGGCAAATATTGCACGAAGTTCATCAAATCCAATCAAGTCTTGACCAGCAATTAGACCAAATTCATTCTCGACCATGTCTTCCATAGAGGCATTAGGCCCATCAGCGAAATGGTCGTACATTATAGCGCCACCATAATTTTCGAAAGTTTCTCTTAACTTATCGAACTCTTCCTTGATTTGGGTCGCCACTAACGAATGTAGCAGCAATGCGTCATCGCCAATGACCTTGCCATTTTTAAAACCGTCAATAAAGCTATTATCGCTTACCTTTTCAATTTCATAGCCCATCTGTTCAAGCTCAGCTTCCGTACGGAATACACCATCGAGATACAATCCTCGCTCGGTACATTCAACCGGGGCCATCTTTTCGCCGTAGAAGTTATCCTTGGACTTCTGGTCAAATATTGGCCGGATATCCGTTGTTTTCATGTGGAGCTTGCCGTCCTTTAAAGTCAGCCAAGCGCCACCGTCAGCCGCATCCTCAATATAAATCTTAACGTCGTCATATAGATTTCCCAAGAAATCCTTGACCATGTCAACCATATTTTCGCTATACTTACGTTCGACCGTATCCTTGTAAGTCTCTACGTATTCTCCACATACAAGCGCTCTTGCGGCTGTGATGCTTCCAGTCAACCCATAATACATAAGCAACTGCTTATATGAACGGTCATTAAGCGCCTTCCACTCGTACATACTAGCGCGTCCATTTAGCGAAGAGCCGTTAGCTTGCATCTTTGTCTTGATAAGATTACCAAATTCAATAATGTTTTCTAGGACAAGGTCATGAGGCGTGGTATAATTACGAATGTTCTTTGGGCTTACATAATGATGACCGTTAATGACTATCGAATTCTTATACGCCGCGCTACCCGACAAGATATACGGAACAACCTCGGTCGGACGAGATTTATACACATATCCCTTTGCATCTACGTCAACATAACCCAAGCGGACAATCGGATCTTCTTGATTCAGCAAAGCTTCACGGAACTTGACGGCATCCTTATGACCGACGCCTATAGGCAAAAATTCCCACACAAAGTTGTTTGCGCCCAACTTCAGTCGGCCACACCATACAACATTAAGAGGCTTGCCGAACGCACCATTATAGCATGCGTCGGTAAAAGCGTCAGCTACGTCAATCAGCGTCTTGAATTCCGGACTACCATCCTCAATCGGCAACCCAGTTGTTGGATCATTTATCAAAATCTTAACAGCAAGCCCGTAATTATGCCATGACAAGAACGTACTTTCTCCGCCGCCAGAACACATGAGCTCTTGGTCGTCAACCGAACGCATCGTCTCAGCAAGTTCTACGCACGACGTACCAAAAGTATTCCGCAAGATACCGAGCAAGATAGAGACCGCATCATAAATTCCCATGCTAGCCCTCATGTCACCGATTCGCTTAGAACTATTTTTGAAGATTACCCAGCCAGGAACCTTTTCGTCTGGATCCGCTGGTACTTCACGTGACTCACTTGCATAGATATCTTGGTCAAATGCACCGTAATTCATGAACGCCCAGCGTCTCAATTCGGCGTCATAAGGAATATACGGCATCTTGTACTCAATTCTTACTTTGGTACGCTCATCCGATTTAGCGGTGGTTTCAAGCGGTACGTAAATACCGACAACATATACACTAGTTCCGATACCATTAATAATTTCTGGCGCAGTAAACTTCGATGCGCTATTGATTTCGACTGATACTTCGAGTCCATCAGAATTGACCAGCAGCAAGCTACCACTTGAGAACTTGGTTACTTTACCGACGTCAATCAAGCCAACCGTATCGCCTTCAATATCGGAATCAAACGTAAATACCGTAGAATCAGCAGTCATAGATACATGTGCCGTTTTACCAATCGGATAATACTGTCGTGGCTCTTCACTATTAGGCGGATATGCTTCATAGACGTCATTATCGACAAAGGTAACTTCACACCAACGGACGCCGATTGAACGCTTGACCATCTTATGACGAGTACGGAAGAACCTTTTATACTTTACTCGTACTCGCTTGTACATCAATACTGGAACAAGGAACCGTGCTGGCATGAACACAAACGGAGTATCATCATACGTATAATTTGGGCGTACGCCTATAAATGTCTTGTTATCGAATACGGATTCGTTCGTGTACAGTTGATACCACTTGATACGGTCAATGACGTCTTGAAGCTCAGCGTACTCAGCGTTTGCACCACGTAAACGGAGCTTTTGAACTAGCAAGAATGTCGGGCCAAGCAGAAACCCTTGTACACTCAAAATGGTATCAATTTCATCAAGAGCCTCACCCATGACGTTTTCTACGAAATTCACACAATCATTGATGGTATAGGTGGCATTCTCATCACCTAAATCATCTAACGTTGCATAGGCGGGTCTAAAGTTTGAGAATGCCATCACATCCGACGCAGTAGACGCTTCTTCCCATTCAGCAACCAAAATACTTTTATCGTCATCAAGGGCATAGCCTGGTATATTTACGGTAACTGTGGGTATAATGTCTCTTGTATCAATCAATGCGGACAGTTCTGCTATTGATTGATCAACAAACTGTCTTGCCGTACCATAATAGTAGTATTCAATCGGCTGCTGGGCATTAATGTGTGCATTTACATGGGCAATAATATTATCTGGTGTAACTATTCCGGTATTTGGCTCGTCTATAGCCACGTTTCTGGCATATAATACGTACGACTTGCCACCACAAGTAACCGTGAACTTGTACCGTTGATTTTCTTGACTGGTATCGGTGTCGTAATACCATTTAACATAGCCGTCATCACCTTCAGACTTTCCATACTTTGCATTAAACATACCAGTAAAGTAATCGCATAACATTACCTTAATATCGGCAACGGTCATAGGGTTTGACTTTATCTGCCAGTCAGTATATCTTGGCTTTCCATAAGTACTATATGAAATCGTTGGATTTATCGCACTACCATCAAACACGGTAATTGAATACGTGTTGTCAGATGGATTATATTTTGAATTATACTTTATCCTAGAATTCCAGTCTTGGATCATTCGGACGCTATGTTCATAATCATCATCGGTAATCGGCGCAATTATACCTTTCTGTGCATAGTAATCCAGTCGATTACGGAATGAGGCCAAGTCAAGAAGTAACTGAGGTGAATCGGTGCCACGTTTCTTTAACTTGTATCGAGCGTCATCTAACCTATCTTTAAGGCTATTCGGCATAAATTTACGAACGCCTTGAATACTCACTAAGGCATTATACGTGTCAAAGAAATGATTGGTAAATTCACGAGCAAGCTCTTCCTTATCCGTGTATAACTTCTTGAATACGTCAGAAACATTAGGAATAATAGCTGTTGCGCCATCATTACTGATATCTAACACCGGATTAGGAGTCTTACTTTTACATTTACTCAAGAATTTAGATACGGCTGACCCATATACGTCTTTCATCTTAGCGGACGTCTTAATACCAGTCTGTGTCCAGTCAGTTGTATCCGCAAACGACGTATCATAGAACACCGTCTTGATACCAAGGTTATTCGCCTTCGCCGTATTGCCAAGCGAATTGAGCATCTTCATGAATGAGTCATAATAATATACAGCACTCGACTTTCCTTGCGACTGCTTGTCATACCACTTCATTCCTTTATACATGCTTCCAAGCAATCCAATACCAGCAAGCGCCCTCGCAGTATTTTGAGCTGGATTTGTTTTTTGACCGTCTTGATGCCAGAAATTCTGGTTAACTGAATCAAATCCGGTTACATTTAACTGTGCTGTTGGAGTCATTAAATGATAACGAGGAATGACGTACAGAGTAAATGATGCTAACCGTTTTTCGTCAGTCGTACTTTGGGTATCCGTAAAGCAAGAAATTTCCGTTACTGTAACATCGCCGAGGGAATATCCGACGGAAATCTCTATGGACGTAATCAATGAACGGCTTTCTGGCATTACATACAAACCAGCTTCGACCAAGTCATCAAGCGAATAACCAATTCCAAAATAATACTTATTATAGACAATTGCGTTTTCAGTCGTTGTAGCTGTCGTCACAGCAATACGATCTGTCGTATTAGCAAAAGAACCGTCACTTAACGTAATGCCGTTGATACGGTACATAACGTTATTCGTGACGATCTCGTTCATATTGACTTCATCAACGGTACCATCATCGTTCATCGTGGATGATGTTGCGGTACTTTTCATAGGAATATCACTGACATCTAGCTTGATGTCAGTTTTAATCCGTTTTTCGGTATAATAATGTTCGAAGTCAAACAGTCCAGCCATGAAAACGCCTCGGTTACATGCCTAGTTTATCAGTTCCGTAACCGAGGCCGATGTTCTAGGCGGTCTCTTGCTCTTTTTCCCACATCGGCTTGATTGGCCCAAGCGTCGAGTACAGACCATTATTCGTCACGGCTTGATGGAAGTCGAACTTATCCGACACCACCTTGCCACGGTGAGTAATGATGACTGCGCATCCGATATCGGCCAACATCAGCTTGGCAAGGTCGAGCATGTCGCGCATGGAGTTGTCATCGGTAGAAATGTCGAGCACTTCGTCGAGAGACAAGAAGTTGACATTAAAGTTACCTACCAGAGAGACGAAGTCACGGAATGCCATAGAGATAGCGAAGCCAAGCTTACGTTTTTGCCCTTGGGACAACATTGTGTACGACGGCGATAGACCCGGAAGCGTCTTGAACGTGTAGTCCATCGAATCGCTGAACGTCACAACAAACGGCAAATGAGCCTTTGCGATGTTGCGCTGCACGGCCTTGTTGAACGCCGGGACGAACATACTGAACACCATCTTCTTCATACCATCGTCGGCACAGACCTTCGTGATAGTATTGCAGATAGCGATAGTGTCGCTGGCCGCATGCAAGTTCTTTTCGGCTTCGGCTAGTAAGACCTTGTTCTTCTCAATCTTCTCTTCCATGGCGGCGATCGAGTCGTCTGTAGAATTTTCAGCACGCTCGATGTCAGCCTTCAAGTTATCCTTACGAGTACGGATCTGGGTAAGCTGGCCGTAAAGCTCACTCTGCGCAGAAACGATGCTGTTGTATTTATCGTTAAGCGAATCGTACGTTTCGCGAAGAGCCGGGAACTTCGTCTTTTCCTTCTTGAGTTCATCGAGACGAGCCGAAAGCGAATCGAGGTCTACATCGCCAAGCTCGCGTTCAAGACGAGATACTTCGTTCTTCGCCGTAATCATTTCGGTGTATGCCGCAGTCTTTTCGTTGTCCAGATAAGACTGGTACTCATCGATCTTCGGCTGCAGTTCATCAAGCTGCGAACGATACTCAACCACTTGGTTATCAAGCTGGTTAAGCTGTTCGGTCAATGGAGCAAGCTCAGTCTTCAAAGCCTTGACCTGGTCATTGAGCGCAGTCCACTTGACACGCAGCTCGGCCTTGTGACGCTCGACGTCGGACTCGTCGGAAATGTGGCCGCAAGTCGGACACGGAGTACCGACCTTGAACGACTTTGCCGTCTCGGTCAACTGGTCACGCTGTTCAGTTCGTAAGCGGATTTCGTTTTCCTTGATGCCGTACTGACGGTCGACCTTGGCACGATCCGACGGAATATTGGAAAGCTTTTCTTGGATGTCGTTATACGATTCAACGACACCTTGCATGGTCTGCTCATATTCCTCGTGGTCGGCTAGTAACTTGTTGTAAGCCGTCTCGGCAGTAGCATAGCGTTCCCTGGCATCAGTGAGCTGCGGAAGCTTTGCCGACTGGCGATTTATGCGGTCGATTTCGCTGTCAATATTGGTTTCGGCGGCGAGATCGTTACGGATCTTGTTCAACTGCTCATTAAGTTCGAACTTGGTGTCTTCATGACCTCTGTAGTCCGCGAAGAGAGTATTGTACTGCGTTTCAAGATTCGCGAAGTCAGCCTTCATCTGGTCAAGGTTCTCGGCGCGTTCGGCGACCATGCGAGCGTGAATCTGCTTCAGTTCGACAACTTCGTTGTTGAGCTGCTGCATATCAGACTGAGCCACGTTGAACGAAATCGTGGCATCAGACAAGCGCTTGTGGTTAGCCTTCTTCCAAGCGTCGAGTGACAAAGAAATAATCGACTCTAGTAATTCGCGCTTCTTCGCTGCCGGAAGCATGAAGAACGGAAGCGTCTCTTGGGTATTCATTGCGATGACATTTTTAAAAAGGACTTCATTGAATTGAAGTACCTTTTCTTCAAAGTCTTGCTGGCTATAGCCCGCTCGCTTGTTCTGAACAACCCATTCTTCGCCAACCAGCTTTTCAATAATGAACTTGACGGTCGACGTCTTTCCAGAAATTGTCCTTACGATACGCCATGACTCATGGCCATCTTGCGGATTCTCTGTATCGAACGTCAACTGAACCATAGTCGGAGCGCCGTCATTGGCATTCTTCGTGTTGCGCAGTTCTTCCTTCTTACCGCCACGGTAAGATATGCCTAGTAAGGCGAATGTCATCGCCTCGACAATGGCAGACTTTCCAAAGCCGTTGTCGCCACTGAGCCATAACAAGCCGTCACGAAACTCGAAGACGTTCTTCGTGTTTCCGTACGACATGAAATTACGGAACTCAAGTTCCTTAAAAATAATCTTATGCATTTAGAGTCCTAACGAGGAAAGATCGGTATTTTCCAACAAATTAGTTTCACCAAGGTCAAGTTCCACATCAGAGTCCTTTGGCGGTTCCTTATCGGATACCTTACCAATCAATGCGTAGCTCGCATCAGCATAAGCATCGCGATAAATCTTGATATCGCCGGGATTCAGCGTATCTGCTTCGGAAGCCTTCTTTGCCTCCTTGTCAGCTTTCTTCTTTTCACGAGCTCTCTTGGAACTTTCACGACGTTTAGCCTTGCGGGTTTCAACTTCATCGTCAAAGCGTTTTTCATCTTCCTTCGTAATCGGAGCAGAATTGACCGATTCATCGAACTGTTTGGTAAGTTCAGCAATATCAGAGCTTTCGACAATCGTTTTGGCTTGTTCCTTGTCAGATGCTTCAGCAATCTTGGCAGCTTCTACCGATTCAGCTTCATGTGCGGCGATATTCAAGACAGACATGCACTTACGCATCTTCAGCAAAGCTGGATAGCTAATCTTGAGTTCAGCGCAAATCATATCATCTGTACGACCGCCTTCAGCATCAAGTTCCGCAAGACGCTTATAGACCGGAGTTGACTCGATAATCATGGAGCATTCACGGCGATATACTCGTTCAATTACGGCACGATGCTCCGGTGTATCTTCATAGCCATTCTTTGCTGCAAAGTCTATAACATGCTCAAGCGGATAACCATACAAAATGAACGTATCGAACTTACCAAGCGGAATCGGCAATTCCAGTTCAGCGGCTTCCTCTGGAGAAAGCTCTCGCTTCGGTAACGTCGGCTGTTCAACAATAAGATCGTCCTTGGCAAACAACTTCTCGGTAGCTTCGTTAACCGGAATATTCAGCAAAGCAGCTCGTTCGGCAACCATGCTATTGTCTCGAACGGTATAACCAACTGGCTTTGTTCCGGGCTTCATGCCCATTTCAATACCAGACTTCAAGCCATACTTGTAGCCGCGCACTGGATAGGCGTCCGGATTGTACTGCTGGGAAGTAAGATACTTGCCAAGTCCAGCTTCTGTAAGGATAGTGCCCTTGGAGTCACGCCAATACTGCGTGTTCGGAGTAAGAGGGCCGCGCATAGGGACGCAACGATTGTCCGGCACATAGAAGAAAGTAAAGGTGAAGTTTGGCGTATGCGAGCACGGATGCACGAGACCTTGCGGATTCGGACGAGCATGCTGGAAGCAGTCGATCAGTGTGCCGACACGGCTCTTCATCGCCTTTTCGGACGACAGATACTTCACGTACACCGACATGGCCAAAGCTGCAGAGCCGAGATACTTGTTGATGAAACCGCTGATAGAGCGACTTACGTTCAAGTCAATCCAGATGAATTCGTCATCTTCGAGGCACACTGCCCAAGACGGTTCCGTAGTCTGGGCGACATAAGACTTGATGATGTTACTCTTCTTGCGCCAGTCATTCCCAGTCATAGGAACCAATGTCACTCGGTCTTCACGCTTGCGGCAAGCTTCTGGTAGCCAGCCATGACTTCCAGTATCGTAAACATAGATACGATTGAACCCAAGTGCGATATGATAGTCGAGCCATTCATTAAAATCAAGCTCATTGTTCGTAGATACACGAACCAATGCATTTACTGGTGAATTAGTCATAATTTCCTCTTTAAACGCCAATAAATATAACTTTAAAGCATTCCGATGTCAAACGCCGGGCCGTTGAATATGCCTTCAACCGATTCGAAATCCAGACCAGTAGCCATATCATCCAGCAGCTTCTGGTTCATGTCGGCTTCCTTCTGGACGAGCTGTTCGCCCTTGAACGATTCTGGGTTGGCGTTTTCGCGCTTGAGTACGGCGAAGAAGCCGAACTGCTGCAGAGTGCGATAGTAGTCCACCTTGCTTTCCGGGATGCCCCATTCGTTGGTCTTGTTCCAGTCGATAGCCAGTTCTGGGGCTGGCTTGTCCATCACGACGTCGATAGCCTCGGACACGTTACGCGGAACCATCGACAAGTCGATCAAGGTACGGTTCCTCATGTATTGTTCGCCCCAACCGTTAGCTTGGGCTACAGCATAGATGTTC